CAAGGAAGCGTCGCCACTTCCGTGTTATGTTGGCCATAGGCTATTTGCGCTTGCGAGCCGCAGCTTTCTTCGCAGCCTCACGCTGGACGGAGTACGCAATGGCGAGTGCTTGCTTCTGCGGCTTGCCTGCGCCGATCTCGCGCTTGAGGTTTTCGGTGAAAGCCTTATCGGATGCGGATTTCTTCAGTGGCATAGTTATTTAACAGGTGCTGCGTTAAGCCTTTTGAGTTGCTTGTTTGCAGCTTTGATCGCTTCAGTTTCAGTAGCAAAAACACTGATTGTGCCATCTGGTGCAAGCAACCGATAATTTCCTCCGGGCTTTTGCAGGATCTTAAACTTGGTTGCAGGATCAGACTTTATCGAGGCATTTGGTAGAATCTCAGCAACTACGCGACTTGGCTCAAATGCGGACTGTGGTTGCGCCATGTCATATGGCGACATGAGAGCCGCTTTAAGCCAACGCTCTGCCTTGCTTGGCTCATATGGCAGCTTCATTAGTGCAGCGTATTTCTTAAATGCACTCGATCTTGCTACTGCTGAAATGCTGGAGTTTGGAACTGTTGACTTTGACGCGGCATCAGAAGCCAGTTTCTGGAACTCTGGACTCATAAACAGCTTTCCAGTTGCCGCAATGCGATCCTTGCTTCCTCCGATAGCAGAGAACAATTTAGATCCAGCCCATGCGCCTGGTGCGCCGCCAATTGATGCGCCAATGGCAGCGCCGGTTGCTGGATTCAAAATGCGGTCAGTAAGCGTCTGCGCTCTGAGTTCTTGAATCAACGCTTGATTTGCCTTGCCAGTGGAGCTTACAAGAGCGCGGGCCTCCGTGACTCGCTTTGAAATCTCATGCAGCCCCTTGAGTGCCTTGACGGCTTCTGGTCCAATCACGCCTTCAATCTGAGCCATCAACGGCTTTTCCTTTTGAATGCCGTCATACAGCGCCCTAAACCTTGCAAAGCTAAACTGTCCTCCAAACTCTGCTCGCGCCTCTGTTGCTAAATCCGATATAGCCGTAAGCAACGTATTCTTCTGCAAGTCTTGCGGCACAACTTTAAGCAGTTTTGTTAAAGCCTCTGAGCTTCCCTTGCCGGTCTTTGTGATCGACTGGCGAATTAGGCCAGCAATGCTTCCTTCTGTGTCTTTGCCAAAGGCATCAACAATTGTACGTTCCAGGCTTTTCTGCTTTGCGTACATCGCGTTTGCGGCAAGCAAATCATCTTTTGCAGCAGTTCCCGCAAGTTGTTCAACTGCGTTTAACTGATCCAAGGTAAGCGCGTTGTACAGGTCGCTTAAAATCTTGGAATCTAAGCTGCCATAAGCATTCTGCTTTCCGCTTAGAGCCGCCCGAATGTCGCGTTTCTCGCGCACAAACCTGCCATACGTCATGGTCTCATTCTTAACCATGTTATACAGGCTTCTCTCTTGGGCGGTCATCGCCTCCGTGCCGCCTACATCTTTCAGCGTGTCATCAAGAAGCCTTTTAAGATTAGGAAGACCGGGAGCTTCCTTGCCAGAAATAACCGTTGTCTTAGGAATCAGTTCATTTATTCTCTCGTAAGACTGTTCAGTGACGCTGTCCATTTCGTCCCTAGTCTTTTTAAGAGCCGCCTTAACGTCATCCGATACTTCTGAAAGGCTTTTGTTTGCGCCGATTCTGTCCATCAAGTCGTCAGCTTGCTGCACAAACTGAGCTTGTTGCGTTCTCCATCCAGCTTCAGCTTCCGAGCCGGCAATTCCGCGAGAAGTGCCAACGATGGCTTTCATCTGCGGGTTGTCGCTGAGCACATCAATCGGCACTTCAATGCCAAGATCTTGCGCTATAGCAAGCGCCTCTGGATTAACCTTGGCAAGCTGTGCCAGCTCTATCTGTGCTTTTGTTGCGCCCAACCCGCTGCCGGTTGCCTTATCGATAATTGAACGCAAGTCTTTAGCTGCCACTTCTGGCGCTACTTCCGGCACTGATGCGGCAATGTCTTCAGGAATAAACGACTTACCTTGAAACATCCGTTTTGCACCCGGAATGGCTGTGCCAAGAATCTTGAATGCCGCTTGAGTTGCGCCACCAAATGCTGCGGCAGTTGGAATCTCGGAAGCATCAAACTCGCCACCAGTTGCAGCTTGAGTTGCCTCGATGCCTGCTTGAGTTAATCCAGCCGCACTTGCTACACCAAGAACGCTGGTTGCGCGAGCGGCTGGGAGCGACAACAAGGTTCCAGCTATAGCCCTAGGAATATCGCTGCCTCGAAAGCCAGGTTTTAAAGCGTATTCCTTCTCATCAATTGCAGACTTAAAAATGTAATTTCCTTTAGAGTCTTGCTTTACTTGAATGTCTGGAAAGTTTGACTTGATGATCTTGGCGGTTTCATCTGGATCAGTAAACACAGTGCCAAACGCCGTCTTTAGGGCTGGTATACCCTGTGACAACGAAAACTCCGGCATATTGCCGCGCCAGTCTGGAAGTGCTTCAATCTCCGGCGTACTGCGTGCCTTGCCTGTGATTGACTCGGAGATACGCGCAAGCAGTCCAGCATCTTCAGCGGGCTGTTGGGTTCCTTGGGCTTGATGCTCAGATACAGCCCACTGGTAAGCTGTGTTTTCGTCAGGAGCATCAACTTCGTAAGTTGCTCCAGCTACATCAACTTCAAATGTTGGCATTATCTAATCCTCCGTACAGCGCCGGCTGGTGGTTGCATTACGTTTTGACCCTGAGCTGTAGTTTTAACTGGCGGCCTTACAACCTCAGATTCAACATCCGATTTAAAGATTGGCAACATTTTAACCCCAGTTTTTTTAAACCACTCTGGAGATGTCCTGTTTTCAAACTCTTCAACAACACTATTTCTAGCAGAAGCAATTACGTTATACTTTTCTTTTACCTTTTGAATAAAAGCCTCTGGATCTGCTGTTTTTTTAAATTGGCTAGAGTTTAGCCATTGATAATAAGTGCCACTTGAAAGCGGATCTTTTCCAATTGATGCAGCATATTCCGCATATCCACTAACAAGTTCTGGAGCAAGTTTCATAAACTCCTGCATCTGCACTGCATCAGACCCACCAGAAGCGGCAGATTGAATCATTTTTGGAAGAATTGTTTGCAATGAAATAACAAGACGAGCCTTATTAGTCGGGTCGTCCTTTTGTATTTTTTCTGCCTGTAATATATCTTCTCGAATAGTCTTAACAAAATCTCGTTCTTTTCTTAAAGATGGCAATTCTGCCCATACTGATTTTGCGGCATTGCTTTCATCAAATGATTTAAGTTGCTCAGGGTCAACCAATGCATCAAGTTTGCTTTTAAAACTAGAGCGTATTGTTTCAGCGTAATCGCGATTTTTTGCAATCAATGAATCCATTAATTGATTTGTAGCCAATACCTTTGCTCGCAAATCTTGCCTGCGAAGCTCGTGTTCGCGCTCAGGATACATTGGCGCTGCCTCTTGCTGTGCGGAATTGCGACGCGCATCAAATGCCGCTCGTTCTTGTGGAGTTAATTCCACAACACGACTTGGAGCTGCTTGCGCTGGTTCTTCTGCGCCAAAGTCTGCGCCTGAGCCGCTGTAACTTGTATCGACAACATCTGGACGTACAGCAGGCTGAGATACTGCCGTTTCTGCCGGAGTTAATGGAACAACACGGCGCGGGGATGCCTGTGCGTACATGGCCTCCTCTTGAGGCGTAAGTGGATAGCCCATGCGATCTACTGCCGGCAACACCCTGCGTCCACCCATAGCTTCTTCTGGCCATCCAGTAAACGGCTCTTGTCCTGCCTTGGCTCTTTGTGCGTTTATTGCAGCAAGGTATTCTTCCCCGGCTGTAAACTTTGCCTGCTGGGCTTGTTGCAGTGCTTCACGGTAAGCAGCAAGGTTTTGATTCAACCCCTGTAAGCGGTTGATATCGGCCTCTGCATTCATGTAATCGCCATAAGCGATGTCACCCTGCATTCTATATGGAAGAATATCTCGAAAAGCCATATGTTATCGACCTGTTAGTGCATTGTATTCAGCCATCAGCGCAGGTGGAATTACGCTGGGGATGTAGCCAAGACGCCGTCTTATAAAATCCGCAAGATCTGTTGCGGGCTGCGTGGTGTCCTGTCCTTGCATTGATTGATCTACTTGCCCAGCCGCTGCGGAAGTTTGCGATCCTGTTGATTTAGGATTCCATATGGAATCAAGTGCTGCACCAACTCCACTCAAGTCTAGTGGCGGCTTTTGTGCAACCAAAGCCCTACCAGCAGCCTCTTCTTTAACCAGCTGCAACTTATTCTGCTGTTGCAACCTTCCGCCAACGGCCAAGTTGAGGAAGTCGTTGCCTGCGCGAATGCCGCCCTCAAGGGAAATCTTTTTTGCTTGCTCAATGAGTTGCTGTGAATCCTGTGGCGTGTAACCAAGCATTGATTGCCCAACCTTGTTGTTGAGGAAGTTCTCGTAGGACTTATTCTGCGCCTCAAGCTGCTTCGCCTCCTTCATGTAGCTTGCCACTGACGACGCCGCACTCGTAATCCCCTGCGCGATACCCTGGCCCAACGCCTGCATGCCCTGCCCTTCGATCCTGCCCACATTAGCGTAAGCGTCTGCGATTCCAGCGCCCATCATGGTCATCGCTTGAGGAGCTGCTCCACTGTAAAGTTCACGAGGTCTTGCCATAAGAGTTACCGTTTAATCTTTGAGTCCATCCACAACTTGATAAACCATTTTACGCGAGGTTTATCTTTAATAAAGCCCGCAAACCATTCACCGTACTTAATGTACACGGCCCTGAGCCAGCTTGGAGCTTCGTTCAACATCCACTCGCGGAAGGTTAGCCAGTCTGGGTTAGTGTTGCCATAGACCTCACGGGCTACCCAGCACATAAACAATGCCGGACCAGCAATTTTAGCGGCCCCAAGCATCCCAGCCGCACCAATCCCTGCGCCGCCCAGCGACCCAAGCATTCCCTGCCGTCCAGCACTTCTTGCCGCAGCAGCCTGTTGCGAGCCAGCCGCAAGCTGCATCTGCGCGTTGTATGCACCGTAGATCGAGCCCATGCCGGTAGGTGACTCTGGGTTGAAGTACTGTGGACCAGCCTGCTGCTGCGCCATCATCGCGTTCTGTGCGGCCTGACCACCGAATGAACCTGCGTACATCGGCTGTTGGTAGAACGAAGTCAGTGCAGGCGCAGACTGTTGTGCGAAGTAACCGCCGAGGCCAGTGCCAAGAGCGACAAGCTGCTGTTCCCGAGCCTGACGAGCGTTGTAGCGGTTGAGCACCTCGGCAAGGTTGGACTGCCCGCCAAGCGCCGTTCCCCGAGCCGCAAAGCCTGCACGGGTCTGCTGCTCGATGGCGCGTTGTTCTTGCGGGGACAACATCGTGCCGTCGGCCTGTAATGCGCCGAGCTTCTGCTGGGTGTACTGCTGGAGAGCTTGGTTGATCCCGCCAACACCTTGAGCTTCTTGAAACGCTTGAACGTACCCTGGCGCACGCTCCTGCAAGCCGCGCAACTGCGCCGCCTGCTGGTCTTTCATGTACTGCTCTTCTAGCGCAGAGTAAGACGGCTGAAGACCACGATACAGGGCAATCTGGCTTTCAGCAGCCTGCTTGGCAATCCGGTCTTGAAGAGCTTGATACTTAGGCTGATAGATCTCCTCACTAGCGTACACCTGTGGAGCCATCTCCACCTGCGCTTGCAGAATGGATCGCATCGACTCTTGGTAATTAGGAGCCGCTGGTGGTTGTACAACTTGGGTTTTACTTCCTCCCATATAAAAGTCTTTCTAGTTTCTTAGGGGTAATTGGGACGGCATGATCGTGTCTCCATGCCCACACTTGTGTGATCGGTGATTTGCGTGCAAAGAACTGGTTGAACATGTCTGCGACTGCTGCCGGCTCGCTTGCCCAAGCCATATGAATTGTCCAGAGGCCGTCCTGCCTGCGCCACTTCCAATTAAAATCGCTAACGCCCGGATGTGTAGTCGAGATGCCGGTGATGACGCCGTCGCGGCAAGCCACATAAATACTGTCATGGACGCCGTAAAAACTAAGGTAGCCATCAACGTCATTTCGGGATACCTGTCCCAGAAGCTGTAAATGGTTTCGGCACTGTTCATATAGCGTATCGACAAGTTGTTCCCATTCGTTGACGGTCATTAGGTTTTGACGATGAACATCAGCGCCACATTGCGTGGACGGGTTTCGGTGGTGCCGGTGGAACCTGTGGTGGAACCGGATGAACTTGGAATAAGTCCAGAGGCTGTGCCGCCTTGGCTTCCAGATGTTACAGAGCCTGTCACAGTATAACTGTGCGTGTGCGGTTGAACGTCCTGCGCTTGAGCAGACAGAATCTGCCGAGGATAATCCACCGTAGTACGGTCGTTACTCCACCCACGGACAAACTCACCTCGTAAATCGGGAAGGTTGGTGCCAAATAACGCGATAAGGTTGGGATAGCCAGCCGTGGATTGTCCGTTCATTTCAAGCCAGCCTGCCGGAGGCGTAGACGTGCCCCACATGACAATCTGCCCCGGCAGGATAGATGCCCCTACTGTAGCATCAACGTACCCTTTACTGGCTGCTGTAGCCGCCGTGGCTGGGTTGCTGTTGTTAAGAATGAGCGCACCTGTCATGGTGCCGCCGGTGGTCTGCAAGAAACCGTCTACAAGCGAGGAAAACAGAGTCTTAACAGACTCAATGGTATACTTAACAAGCGACCCAGACTGTTCCGCTAGGATATAATCCGCCTCTTCAGGCGTGGCGGTAGGCTGCGCCAAGATGGCTCCAGGCAACAGTTCGGCGTTATCAACGTGGTTGTTGAGGTTCGTTGCGGTAACCTGCGAGTTTGCACCCGGGAAATCCGCGTAGTTTGTGCCTTTTTGAATCTGTTGAACTGGCATAAAGTTATTCTTGCGAAATCATTGGTCTGCTGGCTGCTATAGCATAAACAGCCGTACTTTTCAAGGATGGTCTTCCAATAACGAAACTTATGGTACACGCAATCGACGTTCCCCGAGCTGCTATCCGCGGGCGTAGCGTCCCGTCTGTAGTGCCGCTGAAGCTGTACTCAAGCACCGTCTCGGTGGCATCCGGGTCGTAAGTCGTCGTGTCAATCTGCACAAAGTCATTTTGCACGTTGTTGAAGCTGAACTCGCCCCTGCTGTACCGCTTCTCGGAAGTCCCGCCAAACGTGTATTCCCGAGTCTTTACAGAGGCCGGAATGTGCGTGAAGTTGGGTATGCCGGGATACAATGTAGACTCAACCTGCTGCGTGGACTGCGGGAACAGGTTAAACGGCAGAATGGGCGTAGCGTTGGACGTGTTAAACTGGTCACCCTCAGTTTGCTCCTCGGTCAAATAAACGCCGCCAAACTCGTTTTCCCCAGCAAAGTTGGTGATCATCATCAACCGGCGTTGATTGATATACGCTGAGAGGATCAAGTTGTCTGAGAACAACCCAGTCGGATAATAGTCAATCGACTCCCACGCTTGGTTCAGCGTGTTGTAGACCAGAATCCTGTCGTTCCTCGTTGCAGTGCCAGTGGGCATCGCAATGTAGAAACGATTGTTATAGTAGGTCGCTACCGAGTTTTGAACGGCGTTGTAGTTAACGCTGTCAAAGAAGTCCGCAATCGGTTCGCTCAGTGGCAGCGTGTTGCCTAGTAGCTTCAAATCAAGCTGTGGCGTCAGCATATGGACGCCGTTAGCTGAGAGGAAGAACACGAACTGACCGGCTGCGACGATAGACCGTCTAGCCAAGCAGCCAATTTCGGTTGTCACCACTGTCGTGCTGCTCTGCGCCCCTGGGGGCGAGTCAGCGGTAAAGTTGTCAGTCTCGACGTAAACAACATAGATGCTGTTGGTCATAAAGACCAAGAACTGGTCCTGCACCCACGGCAGCACCCCTACAATCGAGTCGTTCCCGCCAGTGTTGACCACAAAGTTGTTTAACGTCGTGTCGCACTGCTCGCTTAAGATGTCACTGACTAACATCTGGTAGTCGCCAAACTTAAGAATAAGCCGGTTCTGGAAGTACAGTCCAAAGTCAGCGCAGGGTACGGACTGGGTGACGCCAGTTACCGTGGTGCCATCGATGACAAACTTCTGCTGGGCAAAGGTCATCGGCGTCAGGTCATCCTGCCAGATTAGCGGCGGCTTCCCGCGCCTAGCCGTCCAGCCTGCCTGCGTGGTCCGCGTAGCGTAAGTGACCCCGGTGTTGTTCTCGTACTCAAACGTAAAGCTGTTCGCGCCGGTCACCGTGATGACGTAACTGCCAGTGACAGCCTGTCCTGCCGTGTCTGAGCCGTCTGTGCGCCCGATGGTGACCTCGTCGCCCGTGGCATACCCATGCGGCTGTGTGGTCGTAATCGTGATTGTGCCAGTGGCGTTGTCGAGAATGTCAGGGTTAGACTCGGTTGCGGCAAACGTCGTCTTGTCGTACTTCCCACGGAAGATGTAGATCTTATTGAGTGCCGTGACTACGTCGCAAATGCCACCCTCCTCGATTGTCCTTCCCTCTGGAAACTCGTATGGCCCAAACAAGTCTTCAAGATCTGGTCCCTGTGCCGGCTTGTATAGGTACATCCTGTCGGTGAAAACCAGCACAATGTTGTCGCGCCCCGAGCCATCGACGTACAAGCCCGAGCCAACCATCGTTAACTCGATCAAGTCATTCTCAGTGAGCCTTTTTGTGCCTTTTCGAGGCTGGGCAATGCCGCGCTGCAAACGAGTGTTAAAGCTCGCCTGTAGCATGCCGGGCTTCAAGTTGGCAGGGTCAAGCCTACTGGCAAAGCCAATAAACATGCCGTCACCTTCAGCTTGAAGTTCTTGTGCCATTAGGAAATGAGTTTGCTTAACTTGTCTACAATACGCTGGAGATCGTCGCGGATCTCAACCATGCGCTCCATGTGACCGTCATCTTCACCTTCCTCCTCATACTCCTCCTCTTCGCCGTATCCGCACTCGGAACAGGTGCCGTCGGACTCCATAGGAGAGTCGCACTCAGGACAGGAGCGGCTTTTGCCGCCCATAGGGCCACCAAGGATGGCCAGCATTGCATTCATTGACTTTGGCATAAGATTAAGCGATTAAGGATTGTCCCTTGGCCCGGCGAACACGCAGATCAGCAAGAGAATAAGGAGTATCATACTCAAAATGAGGCGCATCGTATAGCTTCTTGAATTTGCCGCCCCAACGCAGCTTGTGTTTGGCGCAGAGTGTGGAGGCGTGTTTATGCATAAGATCAGCGATCTGTGCGTCAGCGGGTGTGCTGCCATCCATGTACACTTTGCCCTTGAACACGCCGCAATCGATGGCGAGTCCGAAGTTGTGCATCGATGATCCTGGCTTGGCATTGGTCACCTTTGGTCCCGGTGCAGTGCGCCCCTTGGCGTACAGTGCAGACTGCTCTTCCCAAGACCGAGTGCCGCAGATGACTTTGTAGTCCAAGCCGTCTTTAGCCGCCAGTTCTTTAGCATCGAGCAAGAAGGCCGTAAATGCGCCCTGTACTTCAGGGAGCAGTGTCAAGATGTGCTTGGCTGATCGCTCGTCAATCACCGTTTCTCGTTGCGGATTACGTCAATAATGCCAAAGATTGCCATAACGCCCTGTGCTACAGCGCCACCAATGCCGGTGCTGTACAGGCCGATAGCCGTGCCGAGTTTAACGATGCCGAGCCAGGTGGATGGTTGTTTCAGGTACTCTTTCATAATCAGTTGTGTAGTTGAGCTATCTTCTCCCAAAGTTTAAGTCTGTCTTGCTCGCATTCAGTAATCTTGTTCTCTACCTTGGTGAGTTTAACGTGCAGATACCAGAGGGCAACGGCCAGTACAAATACCGAAAATCCTTGTTCCAATACCTTGCTTGCCACCACTTCCATCATGTGTTCCATAAGATTAGCACTTCCAGCGTTTCATGCTTGCCTTAGCCCGTTCTGCCGGGCCTTTAGCCTTGGCGACCACACCTGCCATGCGAGCGCAGAAGCTCTTCTTACGGCCAGCGTCAGCCTTAGTCTTGGGACTAGGTGCAGGAGCTTTGAGGTTGCTACCAGTCGCCTTGTTGTACTTGGCTCGACCTTTGGCTGTCAGTCCTGCGCCCCTCGACGCAGGTAGCTTCTCGCCTCTGCCAACGGATAGTGATACAGATCTCTTTGGCATAAGGTTAGCGGGCTAGAGCGTACTTGCTGGGCATTTCCGCAAAGGCCATGAAGATATAGGTTGCCCCGTTTGTATTTGATGCAACTCCAGTTCCTCTTATTTTAAATCCATTTGATAATATGTCACAAGGATTTGAGCTAGTGCCTTTTGTGGTTTCAATTGATGATAGGTTTGGAGAAATAATTAAATCGCTAAGATTTGATGTATCCCTGCTAGAATCAAACACAACCCAGTTATGATCTACGGTTCCTCCAGTAGAACTTTTAAACATCACAAACCTCGGCCTAAACCCACAGAACACAAACGGCCCGTCAGCAGACCCATTGCCTGTGTAGCTGCCAAACTTACTGAAGCCTGCGATTTCGGCAAAGCAGTAGGCTGCTGCTGTTGCTGTACTATTCCAAATAGTTCCTAATGTAAATACAGATGAGCTTGGGCTGGTATTGTTCCAGTAAGTACTATTTGTATTTGTTGCAGAGGTTGTATCTAAAAATACTCCACCTGTGTTTCCAATTGAAGAATGATAAACAAACCAATTTGATGTTGTGCCTCTAAATTTAACAATTATCATTTTAGGGGCAACTCCCAATCCGTGTCCAACTGTTTGAACACCAGTTGATTGATTGGTGTATGTCACCACACTAAACCCAGCCGTTGTATTCGCGCTGACCTGTGACGTGATCGTGCCCTGTGTGTTGCTGACTGCTGCGCCACCAGCCTTCCACTGCCAAGCCACATACGAGTTTGCACTAGCATTCACCAGTGTCGTGTCCGTACCAAGGCTGAAGCCGTCAGCGTTGAGCGCCGTTAAGCTCTGCGCAAGCGTAGTCTCGGCTGTCGTCGTGTTGGATGACAGGTACTTTGTGACGCCACGTGACGAGTCGAACAAAGCGTGATTCGTAGCTCCAGGTGTACGTGACTTGATCCACACCAGATCAGGCTGGAATGACACGTTGTTTACTGCATTCGACAGTGACCGTGCAGCAGCGTTGCCCGTGTACGTCGTAGCAGCCATGAAGTTGGCTCCGTTGACGATGGACGGTGTAGGCAGGTTGTTCGTGTTGAGTGCGCGGAAGCCAGCAGGAGGCGTGTAGGCAAATGGGCGTTGGCCGAAGTTGGCGTAAATAACCTTTGCGTTAGTTAATGATCCAGCATACGGGAAATATCCACCTCCAGTAAGGCCCGTTGCAATCGACGTATATGTTGACCCATTGACGGTATAATCTAATGCGCCAGTATCCGCATTAAATCGAAGTCCAATTACATTGGTTGTTGGAGTGACTGAAACTGTTGTTGCAGCAGCCTTATAAACACCAACAAGCTGAGATGCCGTTGCTGCGCTATAGGCAATTTCCCAATACCAACTGCCGCTATCCATTGACATGCTGCCAATAATATTTTGGGCAGCAGCAGACGTAGTTTCAAGATTTGCAGCGGCTAATGTAGCTGTAGTTACTTTATCCAACGGATTCAGCACTGCATAATTCCCCCTGCCATTCCCGCTGTCACTGTAGTTCACCGGGACGTCGATCATGCTGTCGTACGTCACGCCAGCCGTCAGCGATACGTTGTTCACCGTCCAAGTGTTGTTATTCCCCGAACTATCATTGCCCAGCGCCGCCACAGACGATGTGTTGGCAAACTTGAGGTAGAATCCGTTCGTGCCGTAAGTGCCGCTGTAGCGACTCGGAGCCCACACGCCGGTGGACGAGTCAATCGCGCCAAACGAGGCTGGCGTCAGTGCCTGGCCGTCGATGAAGTGGACCTCAGTGAGGTAGCCGTCCAAATAAAATGATGCTGAATCACCGTTTCTGCCAATTGTATTTGTTAATGCACTACTAAATATATATGGACTTGCCCCAGCGCTTGTTGAAAGAACTTGAATTCCATTGGAATATATAACAACATTTCCATTATTTATTACACTAACAACAAAATGATACCATGCAGATGGATCTCTATATACGCTGGTTGTGTCAATTACCGCTAGGTTTCCGGGAGCAAAACGCAATTTATCAGAGATAAAACCTATATATGCTCCTCCCACTCCTGCCGTGCGCGCACCAAATACTATTTGATCTACTCCAATCGATCCGCGTTTTACCCAAAAACTAAACGTATATGTTGTTGGCGTTGCCGTAAACGTCCTGCTCAAGTAGGCAGACGCACTCGACCGAAACCGAAGTGAGTTCGTGATGAAACTTGACCCGCCTCTCAGACTGCCTAGTAAGGATAACATAGAAGAGAACATAAATTACGTTGTTGCATCGCCACCAACGACCCACTGATTTGCCGCCACTTTGATTAGCGAAATGAGTGCGTATTGACCAGCGGTTTTTGTTCCGCTACGGCTGACAATCGTCACGCCAACCGCCCCGGACACTGTCACCTGACCCGCGCCAAGCTGCATCAGCAGAAGCTGTGTGCCAACAGGGAAGTCAGTTGTAGCATCAGCGGCAATTGTGACGGCGATTGCACTGGCGTTGCTAAGTGTGATCAGCCTTCCAGCGTCAGTCAGCGCAGGGGCGAACGTCGTGCCAGTCTGCGTGTTGATAAGCACTGTTGCGGTCGCAATCGGGTTGCGATTGAGCAGTGCGAACTGAGTCGATGCCGTGATGTAGAGCTGCGTGTTGTCCCACTCAAGAGCGCCAAGCTGGCGGGTTGACAAAAGTGCAGCAGCGGCTGTACTTAAGCTGATTGGGTTTTGTGTCGTGTTGTTAACCGCGTATGTTTGACGACTGCCAAATGTGTTTGTGCCAAGTGTGGCTCCAGATGCACGTTGGTAAGCTGCAATTACGCTGATTACATCAGAGCCAACATCAATAAAATTATTAACCGTTGTAGTGTTTGGCCCCTGAAGTGCATATGTAACTCCAGTTCTGCTTGATCCGTATTGGTTGCTGACCAATATGCCGGTTTTTACAATGCCACTAAACCAATCTGGACGAACAAGCGTGGCCTGCACGCCAACCGCCCCAGGATTCACTACAATCCACGGTCCGTTGTCGCGAGCAAAATGTTGAGACCCGGTTGGCTGACTAACAAGCACTAAAACATCTCCAGCAACAGGAGACCCACCATCCACAGATAGTGCCCCAGTGGTTGTTACCGTGAACGTATTCGGTGTGACGCCAGTGTCCATTGTGCCAAGCACAACGCTTGTCTGTGACCATCCGCCAGCAAAGTGCATGTTGCCAAGCGCAGTCAGCGCAGCAAGTGCAGTCGTAGCGCCCGTGCCACCAAGCTCGATGCCGAGCGGAGCAGCCGTCGTAAGCGCAGGTTGCAACCCAGCCAATTGATCCGTTGTCGCTAGTCCACTCAGTGACGCCGAGGTGATCCCGCCAAGGTTGCTCAACGCCGATGGTGCGTCCGTTGCGCCTGTCCCGCCGTTGGAGATATCCAGCGTACCAGTCAGGTTGAACGTGCCATTGTCAGTGATTGCGGTTGTTGGCGAGAAGGACAGGCCGGACACTTGGCTCGTCATCGCGATACTCGTCACTGTACCCAGCCCAGCCAAGGAGGCCGTCTCAAGTGCGCTGATGCGACCGTAAGCGTCCACACTGATAACAGGCACCGCTGCGCTGGAGCCTACGTTGGTCAGCACACCTGGACCAGCAGTCTCAAGGGCAATGATGCCGTCTGTCGTGATGGTGCCACCTGTGAGCCCCGTGCCGGCTGTAATAGCCGTGACAGTGCCGGATGTGCCTGCTGGGATGGCTTCCGTCGTGAGTGCCGTGATTTGACCGTAGATGTTGGTCGTGATAACAGGCACAACCGAGGATGATCCTGCGGTGATGGCGGCGACTCCGGTAGTAACCAGAGCAAGAATGCGGCTCGTTGAAAGATCTCCGCCACCAGTCAGGCCGTCCCCGGCAAGAACGCTCACCTGACCCATCTGCACCTTATCCAGCGCAAGGGGCGCGGCAGTCGAAACGTCCGAGTCAGTGATAAGTGACGCTGGGTTCTGTGGGACGCCGTTAATGACCTTAACTACACCCGTGCCACCCACGGACGGGATCGTCGTGTGAACGTGCGAAGGTGTACCGTCGCCAAAGTCCACCGTGATCGTGTGTCCACTTGCAGCAGGCTGTGCTTGCAGCACAATGTAAAGCCTGTCAGACGGGGTTACGTCGGTCTGCGGGATCACTACCGAGATGGCAGTCTGAACCGTTGTGCCGTTGTTGCTGGCAATCGCAGTGCCAGATGTGGCAATCAGCGTCGAGGTTGTGCCGTCCCACTTATTGATCAATACACGCAGGGAAGTAGGCGCATTTGCGTTTGCGTCAGACTTGGCCCACACGTTGAAGTCGAAGATGCCAGCCGGGATGTCCTGAAGGTTCGGGTCCAGCGTGTCGGAAACAAATCCAGCGATGTCAGTCCACACGCCAGTAGGCAGCGTGCCACTCTGCACGGATGTCTGAGCAACTTCAGCAACACGACCAAGTTCTTTTGAGCCAGATGGAGCAGGCGCATCTGGGTTTGTGCCATAATTAAGATAGAACAGCACTCCACCGCCGCCAGAACCTCCAGCAGCAGGAGCTGTAGCCACCCAGGCTGACCCGTCCCAAGTCAATACTTGTCCACTGGTGGGTGCGCTGGAAGACACTGAATATCCCTGAATCTTTGCGACCGTTGGGTTCGGGTAGTTACCGGACAAATCTCCGCCAGCAGCGGCAGTCGCGGACAAGGCACCAAGGTTTGCCAGTGCGGCAATGTCAGTGGTCGCTCCGGTTCCACCCTGCGAGATGGCGAGGGGCGCGGCAGATGTCAACGCAGGTTGAAGTGCGTCAAGCTGGGTTGTGGTTGCGTAGCCGCTGAGTTGATCGGTTGTGGCAAATCCAGACAACTGTGAGGTGAAGGCGATTCCTTCAATCTGCGAAGTGGTTGCGTAGCCGCCAAGTTGTGCTGTAGTTGCAAGGCCGGAAAGCTGCGACTGCTGAACCGTGTTCTGGTTGTAGTTGACAACAATAACAGTGAGGTTGTCGCCACCAACTGCAATCAGTCCGTTTGTCGCCTTGGTTACACTCAGGATTTGCCCGGAGCGAGTTATTCCATCGCCAATATTAAGAGTGATGCCCTGCTTTACAGAAGATCCACTGAACCATGTCGGGCGAGTCAGCACAGCACCAGATGATCCAGTGTTCATCGTGGTTACAATCCACGGCCCGTTTTGTTTTGGGTCTGCCTGACTTGTAAAAACAAGAAGATCGTTTAGTGCAATATTTCTGTTATCACACTGCGGAAGGCCAAACGTCTGGTATGTAAACGTGTTCGGTGTAACGCCCGTGTTGGACGTGCCCGGGTGATCGATCGTGGACGCAAGTCTTGCTTGATAGTGTCCCGTTGCCGTGGACTGCAGCGAGCCATCGTAGAACAAGATTCCCTTGCTATCCACCGAAAGCGCAGCACCGGTGCCAGTCTGCGTAATTGCAACAGCAGGAGCCGTAGAGTTGGCCGCAAACGTAGCTGCACGGCCTGTGCCACTTTGGTTTACTGCAAGTGAAGTAGATGGCCCAGAGACGCCAATTGTCTGCGGTTGACTGAATGTGTTTTGCTGGGAAAGCCCCGCAACGGTCACAGCAGTTCCAGTTGATGGCGAGAAGGTGAGTTTGCTCTGGTTGCTAACCCAAACGTCACCTGCAATCGAAGACGCTGGAGCAGCAGCGCCAATCAGTGCGCCGCCAATGTTAGCCTTGGCCTGATCCGTGGTTGCCGCCATGATGAGGCGACCGTCCATCGTTGAACCAGCCTTGAGCACATAAGCATTCAACTGCTGGGTATCAAACGCAGGCACTTGAGCGGAAGTAATTCCGCCAAGATTTGCCAGCGCACTGACGGCGTCGGTTGCTCCGGTGCCGCCGTTGGAAATTCCAATAACATCGCTTGTGGCAAACGCTCCAATCGAGGCTGGGGTAATCGCAGCCAGTTGATCTGTAGTTGCAAATCCAGACTCAGCGTCAGTCGAAATTGCCCCGATGCTTGCGGGAGTAATGCCTGCGATTTGCTCAGTGATCAGCGAAGAAACCTGCGCCGTGTTCGTTAAGCCTGCAACAATGAGTGACTTCGCGGCAGTCTTTGTCGTACCACCCTGGTTGAGTACAACAATGTCAGCATCATTGACAATGCCAGCTACTGGAAGTTGAGAGATTTTGATGTCAGACATAGCTTAGTATGCGAAGTTTTGAGCAAAAGAACCGTACCAGTTTACGCCGTCTGATACAAACGGGAGAATGTCGAGCTTGCCGTTAAGCTCAGTGATGATTGGTGCGCCGCCGTTCTGCCACTTTACACCAGTGAACACAGCAGAACCAACAGTTCCAGAAGCAGGCTGCTTGAGATACAATGTAAACGCCTTTCCGGCAGACACAGCAGGCATCGTGAACGTCGTTTGTGTTCCAGCCGTCAACGTGGCTGTAAGCACCGTGCTGCTGGCAATGCTCAGTGTTGCAGATGCGCCAACAGTGCCAAGATCAGTATTGCCTTCAACATATCCGTTGATTGTAGGATTGCCAATTGTTGGGCTGGTGCCAAGAACAGCCGAGCCGGAGCCAGTGACTCCACTTGCAAAGACAACCGAGCCAGAACCAACTTCATCTGTCAGCGCAGCAGCCAAGTTTGCGCTTGATGGCGTTGCAAGGAACGTCGAAACATTTGCGCCGAGCGACGCAAGCGAAAGCGCCCCGATGGCAGCCGGGGTGATCGCCACAGAAGCGGCACTTGTAATGCGCCCCTTGGCGTCTACTGTGAACTGGCCAACCTGTGCAGCTCCACCGTAGGTCAACGCAACAACGCCGGTCGTGGTCAGTGCCGGCCCAGGATACTCGTTGGTAAGATCACCACTTGCAGCACCGATTGGAGTGCGCGGATCACTCAAGCGAACGTCGTTACCTTCGCAGACTGTGCCTGCCGCCGTGCCAAACACGGGGCGCACTAGCGATGCCGCTGCTTTCTTGGTAGTACCATTCTGAACAATTGGAATAATATCGTCATTGTTTACAGCAACGGCTGCTGGAAGATTGGAAATTTTGATGCTCATGGTTAACCAATGTTTATGCGCTCGCTAGCCTCAGTATTAAGAAAATCATCCGCTTGTGTCAAGATACGAGCAGATATTGGAATATCTATTTTCTTGTACTGGAATGTCTGTGAATTGCCTCTGACTTGAATGCGAGCAAAGTTCTTGTTTACATCAAGTGCAGTGTTCTTGTTCCGCTTTCTTAGAAATCTGGTAATCATCTTAGTAGGTGTAAGCCATGTTTAGACGCTGATTCTGTGCCTGCTGACGGATGAGAACGTCAATCTGCTGTTGAATCGCCGCTTCAGCCAACTGCTCAAGCACCACAGCCTCTTCAGCGCGACCTTCAGACTTGAGGAAGTCAGCGGACACTGAGTTCGCTAGGTAATCCCTAAACCTGGCTGGAATCTCAAGGATCTGCCAAGTCTCGGAGGTCTGGTTGGCCGGCGTCACCCCAGCAGACACGTTCGTCTTTGCAAAGAAAAAGTTGCCGTTGCTCAACTTGGTCTTGTCGCCAATGTAGTAGTTGCCATTGCCCTGCCCCAAGTCAAAGTATACCTGTGAACCAGCCGTGTAGGCTGTAATTGGATCGTACTTCACGCCAAACATGCGCGGCGGCGTCAGACGATACTGCACAAACTGCTTTGATGTATTGAACGTGCGGAGGTAGTTCACGTCATCCCCGAAGTTCTGTGGCGTCTGATCGGCAAAGTCTTCCGCGATAAACGGCAGCGGAATTGCCTTGGTCGTCTGACGCGGGTCGTTCGTGTAGATAGCCAAGCCTTGCAGTGATCCCTGTGGAATCTGGATAAGCAACTGCTGGTTGTCCATGAACAGCACCTTTGTTGTCAGGGGCGAGTTCGGGCCGGAATAGGTAAAATAGTTTGTGTTGGTAAATTCAGCCTCAATGACGATGTTTGTGATATATTCACCTATTTCGTCGGTCGCAGTTGAATAAGTGAAGTTATATTGGTTCTCGCCAACAGACGTTAATGGACCGTCATCTACTGAACCATAAAACGGGTTTAAGAACTTGGCGTAAGAATCTCCTACAGTGCCAAGTTTGTACCTGTCATGCAAAAAGTCTTGCAGATAGATGCGCTTGAAGTTCGTGTCAAAGTTAATCCGAGTCGTGTTCGTGTTAAGCTCGTTCTCGGTGAAGAAGTCTTCCGAGTCTTCCGTGGACAGAGGCACGTTCGTCTCTGTGGCAAGAATGTTCAGCCCAGACTCAATCGACTCAACCGGCATGCCAGGCCAAGTGTACATGTATCTTTGCACATCGGGCCACTCCTCACGGTCCCACACCACTGACAGCCGGCGACCAGTGAAGTCGCGGATCGCCCCAAATGCCTTATCGTTTAGCGTCGTGCGATCCAAGCCAACAAGCTGACACACTGAAGCAAGAATATCGCTAAACGGAACGGTCTTCATTGATAAACGGTGCGGGAACGAACATTTGTCGGCGTCCAGCCAACATGGATTTCTTTGGTCCCTCCACTATTGACTCGACACTCAGGATTGTCACGCAAAAACTCATCCATGAACGCTTTATCGTTCCAACATTCATATCCGAGCTTTTGGCCCCAGAAGTGGTAAGCCGTAGGAGGTATTCTGGCAGTCAACTGACCCAATCCCTCAATAGACTTGTGCCGTTCTCGGTTGATCTTCTCTGTCTGCTTGGCTTGAACCTGTGCTTCAATACGGTTCTTCTGCCAGCCGCGACGTAGTTCTTCTTCAAGCTGTGGCACTAAATCAGTAGGGATTGTAATCATAGTAAAAAAGGTGCCGGTCTCTCCCGGCTGTCACACCACTCTTATTGCGCCTTCGGGTATGGAGGCCCAAGGTCGGCAGGTGTCGCGTGTTAGCAACTACTAGGAGGAGTAGTCGAATTTCCCGAGGCCAAGCGGGTTGCCAACAACCAAGCCTGCGACGGCTTCGATGAGGCGAGCAGGGCCACCACCGTAATCTGGCAGTGCAGTGACGTTAGCGACGTTTCCGCCGTAGCGAACCTCGATGAGGTTCATGTCGAGCACAAGACCTTTGTAAGGTGTGGGCGTCCAGGTCGTGCCGGACACGGTTCCGATGAACGTGGAAGGATGCAGACGCACCGTTCCGAAGTCACCCTGGAACACGTCCAAGCTCTGGATGAAGGTGTCAGCGGCAGCGTCACGCTGGAAGGTCTGCACCTTGGTCGCACCAGCAGCAAGCGTGTTGCTGGAGTTGCTGACCGTGGTCAGAGCCGTGGTCCCGAGCAGGCCGGTGAAGGCACGCTTGAGGTCCGTTCCAACAATGGCGTCGAAGCTGGTGTAGTGGCCAGTCTGGTCGAAGATCGACTTCAGAAGCCCCTGCACACCTGCGTCCGTCAACCCGCTGGATGCACCAGTGAGGATCGAGGTCAGAGGAGTACGGAAGATCGAAGGGATGTCTCCGGGGGTTGGCGTACCAGTTCCAGCGTTGTTGATCCAGGTCTGCACACCAGCGGTGCGGTAGGCCTGAGTCGTGCCGTTGTCCTGCTGCGAGAGCTGGTTCGACGTGAAGGTCGCTTCCATGTCGCGCTTGATGCCAGTGATGCCCTTGCTGACGTTGTCAGCCAGTTCGTCACGCACGCCAGCGACATCAGCGATGTCCTGGGTGAGTCGGGACACGCGCACTGCACGCCGGAAAACCTGCGCGTAGTTGGCGAGTTCAGCGCGGTACCCAACGACGTAGTTGTCGTAGGTGGAAACGTCCGTGCCGTCAACCACACCGCCCACCTGAGGAGTGGGGAGCGAGTCAGACTGCCAGCGGAAGTACATATTCCCGGGCTTGCTGCCTTTGCGAGCCATTGACGTAAAAGGAGTGTCCTTTGCGTCAACGAGCGCAATCATGTCCATCAAGTCTTCGCGTAGACCGCGACCGCTAAGTTGGGGTTCAGTAAGAATAGCCATAAGTAAGAGTAAACTGCGTTTGATTGTTAAGGACTTACACAAGTCCCATTGCTTTGATTACGTCAGTCATCCCATCTCTTGAATTGTTCCGAATGAACGATTGCTTGGCCTTCTGAAGGTCCGTCTGGGTCGTCCTTGCCGGTGCCGCCTTAATCGACGGTTGAGCAGGGGCGCGTTTGATCGGTGCAGTTGGTTTCTTCTGTGCTTTCTTTTCGCCGTAGGCTTTGATTCCCATAACTAATAATCCAGCTACATGTTTCCAGTCTGCCCGGCGCTTCTTCAGCTCTGGGAACTCACGCAGAATCTGTTGAGCAGTTTGATACTCCTCAGTCTCCGGCTTGCTCCACCAAGGAAAGTCTTTTACCACTTCACCCTCAACGTAAGCCTGCTGTTGCAGGTACTCTTCGCGGGCTGGCAGCTCGATTTCCTTGCGCCGAATCGCCAGTCTCTTCATGCTGCGAACTTCCTGGTCGGTAAGATCCTTCTCCGTGCCATCGGGCAGGGTGATGACTCCACCATCCGGGTTCTCTTCGCACCACAAAATGACATCCAACGCTCTCTGGCGCTCTTCCTTCACTTGTTCAAGTGTGGACAAACGCTCGACAACATCAGATACGTCCACCTGTCTTGCCGGCACCGAAGACTTCGCAGTCTCCAGTTCCTTTTGCAGTTCAGCCAGACGCGACTTTTGCGCTTCCAGTTCAGCTTGAGCGGCCTTCTTCGCAGCAACCAACTTGTTGATGCGCTTCTGTACGCCCTTGCTTAACGAACTTTCTTCAGCTTCAGCTTCTTCTTCAATGGGCTGATCGGCTGGCGCCTCAGCTTCAGCTTCCGAGTCCACGATTGGCTCCTCAGCTTCAACTTCAGGTTCAGCCTGCTCCTCTTTGGCGGGAGTCGCCTCCTTCTCGTCAAGGAAACCAGATTTAAGCAAGTCACTAAGACTTTGCTGATCCAGCAAACCGAGTTTTTGTGCAACGGGTGTCGTTCCTGCCTCCTGACTCCCGGCGTCAGGCTGTGTTTGTGCTTCGTTCATGCTAATAGGTAGCAAGTCCTTATATAATCAAACCAGTAACGCTGGTTAGCCCGCTAGTGGCGTTATGCCAAATCTTCGTTATTAGTCAAGCCATTTAATTCTCTTGCTTGCCTTCTTAATTCAATAAGTGTGCTCAAAGTAAGATTAATCCCGTCAGCCTGCCCTGCGGCATGTATTCTATCTTCTCCTTTGCAGTCTTTACTTATAGCAAGCATCCAATGTTGCTCCTGCAACTGCTCGATAACTTTAAGCACTTCGCTCCAGGTATTGTTCTTCCCTGAAAAGCCAAAAGCGTCCTTTTGATTTTCCGTCATTGTTGTGATACAGGAGTTACACCAATTCTGCCAATCTGCGCGTTCTGCTGCTGCATAACTGACATCTGAAGGCTCTTAACGTAGTTTTCAAACAGCGCCTTAAAGTTCTCGTCCTGCTGGAGTGCAGCCTGCGCCTTCGGATTAGACTGAAGCACCTGTTGCGCGTATTGCAGCTTGGTCTGTGCAGCCGGATCGTTTTCTTGGTACAACGCCTCGTTGCCGAGCAGCATCATGCCAATGTCACTCTGCACGTCCTTGAACATCTGCACACTGGCCTGCTGCTGGTTGAGGATAAGCTCGCTTGCCATCTCAGGCGCGATGGCTTGGATCATCATCTCGGTCAGCCGTGTTCTGTTAAGCACACCACCAGTATCCAACTGAGCAACCTTCGTGAGGAAGTCGATCTTCTGCGCGATGTACTCCTTGTCCATGTCCATCACGTCAAATCGGACGTTAAGGTCGAACTCGTTGTGTATCTCAGACATGCTCTGCGGCAGTTGCCCGCCAGTGACGCGCATGATCTCCTCGGGACTCATGTACTGGCAGCACAGCGAGAACATCTGCCGGTAGATGTTGCGCCAGCTCAGCAGCCAGCTATTGACGAGCAACTGCTGCAACATCTGCGTCTTGGCCGGTGGCACCAAGGCGTTGACCGTGCCAAAATAAGCCGCGTGATTGGCTTCGACACGTTCGATGAGCTTGAACGCCACCGTAGGTTCGCGTGCCGGCGGCTCCATAAAGCTGTAGTCAGTCGGACTTACGACAGGCAACTGTACTCCTGGGCCCACCTTGTTGATGGCACCAATCCGTTTGACGACTTTGATGGGAGGTAAAGTCGAGAAGGCAGTATGGTCCCGAATGGAATCGTGCTGGGCCTTGATCTCGTCTTGATCCGTGCTCGCAAGTTCGGGTATACCACGAGTATCAGTAATAGCGCGGCGCAACTGTTCACGACGAAATTCCACAAACGGGTATTCGCCATGAGCGTAATCCAGTCGCTGATGGATAGCCCACGAGGCTGCATCTTCTTTTCGATTGGACGCCGCTTGCGGACAAAAAACGGTGTAGTAAATCGCGGGCGCTTTTCCGTCGAGACTCTTGGTATAAGCATACACAACCTCCACCATGTTCATGTAGTTTACGCCGTTGTAAACCAACATGGTCGTTGTCGGCAGCAGGTTGATGTTGTAGAACGTGCTGCTCTTGCCGATCTGTTGCAGCGCACGCTCGACCCAGTCTGGGTCCCAACCTTCCGTAGTGATCTTCTCACGCAACTCAACCTCGGACATCCATGTCCTGCGGTAAATGACCCGTGATCGCTGCAAATCAGCCGTCTCTGGTGGAACGATGATCTCATCCCAAGGCTTAAGCGCAACGATCTCGGGAAGGTTCCGGCTGACGTACTCCTGGTCATACGTCGCACGGCCAGTCGTGGCCATCTCGTTAACCATGCGCTTGGCGTTGTCCGCATCAAGGTCAGGGATCGCCGCTTGAATGATTGCAGCAGCCTGGTCGGGCGCATCGAGGATCATCTGCGGCAGTTCCGCAAGCACGGAACCCTGCGCCTGCGCGGCCATCTGAAAGAGTTCCTCAGCGGTAATCTCCTGTGTGCGCTTGCTGATATTCTGCTGCCAGCCTACGAAGAATGCAGACCAACCGTACTGCAAAGCGTACTGAGCGCCAAGTTCAGCTTCTTTACGCAATTCTTGGGGCATTTTTGCGTCACGAATCCAGTGCAAAAGGTTCGTCGCAATGCCGCTGATTGGTGCATCATCGAGTGTAACCCCGGATGCTCGAATGGTTGCACGTTGAAAGGCTGTGACCAGCAGTGCGGAAAGTTCGTTGCAGGACGAGTCGATGAGGCGGTTGCGAACATCGCTCGCACCTTCAAACGGCCATGCCGGGCTACCCTCGGGGCGCGCCGTACTGTGCTTTTTGCCGTCGTCAGTCTGGCCGGCCCAGCGAGCAAAACGGATGTTATCAAACTTAGTCACCAAGTTGCCCTGTGACGAGTTAATCATCGAGCGGTTGTACTCGCTCAATAGCTCGCCAATGTCAGGCGTATCAGAAGCAATAGCTAAAGGATCAACTGGCGATATCATATTTAATAACTTCCGGTCATAGACATTCGTTTAGATTGCTTTTCCCAATCCAAGCCGCCAAAGTATTGCGGCTGCATCACAACCATATACCCTAAAGCGTCGATAGGATCTTTACTAGCACCTTTTTGCCCATCTTGTCCAGTCCATTCCTTTAAACTATAAATCAAGTTCTGGCAAGACTCATGTACCATCAGTTTTGGGTGGTTTTCACCTTTTACCATTGGTTTTTCTCTATCCCACGACAAAAGATCATTGATTAATAGCACCCGCTCCTCAATTGGCAGACCTGCCGCGGGCGTAAATATCAACGGATTGTCAGTCTGACCAAGTAGGTCAAGTACGGTGACGCCGCCGTCTTTGGTGATCGTCTCGGTGCCGGCGGTCCTCGGGTCAATCCAACGGTCCACGATCATCTCGCGCTTGTCCCCGGCAGTCTCCAGGCTCCAGATAAGCTCCGTATACTCGTTGACCCCGCGGCCAGCACCCGCTTTCTGTGCCGGGCCAGCTCGACCGTCGGGCTTGTCGCTAGGCAGCGCCCATTC